CGCTGCGCCTCATCAAGGTAAAACGACCGCACCACACCTATCTGTTCATCCATTTTATGGTTGTTCAGTAAGGGTGCGCGACCAGAAGACATAAATTCCATATCTATGTCTTCTTTATTATGGCCTAAAACCTCTAAGCCAAAATCTCGTTCAACTGGCGTCTCTGATGAAACACCAATTCGGACAATACGCTTTTCTTCGTCAATAGCTCCACGAGAAAGGTCAATTGTCCTGTAAATTACTTTGTCAGAAACCATATCACGGGCCATAGCCTGATATTCTTCGTCAGAATCTTCTGCCTTTTCTTCTGCAACAACTTCGGCAGTATCTTCGACAACATCTTCGGCAGCTTCCATATCGCCTTTCCTAAACTCAACGATAAAGCTGTCTTCGGTTTCTTCAACACCTACAATATGTCTTTCCATCTTTATTACCTCTTGTTCAGGCTCAATAGTATCATCTTTGTCAATAGATTCAGACCATCTTTCATCTTTTTTCATTTGGTTTACCAGTCTTCTCGACCAGCTAAAACCAGCATCACCGCCCCACAATGCCCAAGCGATTCTTCCGTTTGATGGGTATCCTTTCTCTCCAGGTCTGAAGCCTTGTGCCTTCTTGTCTACTTCATGGCGTGAAAAGAACGAATACATCCTTTTTACTGTAGAATCTGACAGATCTTTGGCGTTTACAATGTCTCTGCCTCTAGCAATACCGACCTCAGTGCCGCCACGGCCGAACTCGCTACGCCAGTCAAGACCTTTTCGGGCCTCTGATTTCATTCCACTATTCGGTTTCGGCATTGTCTCGACCTTCAACATCAGCTTCTGTTGGCAGCTTAATTCCGAACGGCTGGAACGCTGTCTTCACACCATACTGTTCAGCAAGTTTCTGTTCCCGCTCGTGCTGTTCAAATAGTTCTTCAACATCACGACCGTAGTTAGCCTCAATATCCTGATAAGTAACAATCCCATTCTGAAGGCCAGCAATGTTTGCTTGCATTTCTTTCTGTGGGTCAACCCAGCCCCAAGATCTAGGAATGTAGGCAACGCCTTCGGCAAACTTGTCATACTTCGTAATCGGTAGGTTAATGCTTCGCGTCATGGCATTCTTCAGCCAGCTTCGGAAAACTGGCTCTATAAAATGCTCGATCATGAACTTCTGAAGCATCCTGTACTGATCCCTATCCTCCAAGCTACCCGCTCGCAGAGATGAATAGTTGACGCTAGAAAGGTCGTTAGAGATTGAGTGATAAGAGATGTTCAAGCCTGACGCAATACTTCTTAGGATCGCAGTAGAGAAACTCTCAAACGCCGTAGTTGGATGGGCAGGGTCAAATGCCTTAAAGTCCATACCCGCAGGTAACTGCTCAAACGTAGCAGGTTCCGCTGACATGATCGGAGTGTACTGATCTTCGATATCATCCCCAACGTAACCATCACCCGCTGGGCTGGTGAAGAAACCCATCTTTGCGCTGGATACTCTTGCAGCAGTAATTTCAGCCTCATAATACCCGTTAAGCATCTTGATATTGCCCATTACAGGCGAAACAAAGGGATACCCGCGAGTTTGCTCAGGTCTTTGTCGAATAAAGGCGTGAATGATTTCTTCTGCTGGGACTCTGATCGTCTCGTTGCTTTGGCTTAAACCTAAATCATTAGGATGGTTCTTATACAAGTGATACGCGACAGGCTTTCGCTTGTCGTTGATCTCAACACCCATAACGACCTTATTGCCGTTCGTGTAGATCTCATTCTTAGTGTCGTTAAGGTGATCAGCTTCAAGAAACTCAATCTTGTAACCAAAGTCGCTAGTGGGATCTGTGATTTGACGGATTAAAACCTCGCCATCCCTAGCCAAAGCCTCGATGAACATCTTTTGACAGTCGATCATGGACATCTGACCGTCAACTGTGCAATTTCCCTTCTTAGACCACTTCTTCCAAGCCGTCTCTATAGTGGAATTCGCCACCGTGTCCAGTGTGCCATCGCCATCCCTAGACTTGGCATTGACGCGAATACCGTTATGTCCGACCACGTTAGACGTAAGTAGGTTTAAATATCTTGCCACATACGCATCATTTCGTGACAACTCACGGCTTCGGTTCCGCAAAGTAACAAGTGCTTGTCTTAGCTCCTGATCCGCTGAAGCAGAAGAACTAAAAAAGTCGGCAAATAACCGACCACCTTGAGCGCCTTTAAACGATCTTTGTAACTTGATCGCTTTGCGAACCTCTTTACGTTTAAACGGATTCCAAGCCATTAAAATCTTACTCCGATTAGGTTGCCGCTCGGCTTCTTGTTTCTGATTCTAGCCTTTTTGACTTCTTCGTTATATTCAGCGCGGTATCTGTCTCTCACCAAGAATAGTTCGTCAATAGACATCCTAGAAAGGCTTCTACCAGCGATACTAAATGAACTTTGGTCAATAGTAGCCCTGTTCTCAATCACCGCCTGAACAGCGTCCAAGACTTTCTTAGCGTGAGTTCTAAGATCTGCGTTTGTGTCTGCGAAGTTAGCAACCAAGGTTGTCATGCCGTTATCAACAGCAACCCTTTGAGAATCAGCAGTTCTTGTTATAAAAGCGTACCACTTGTATTGATCGGCTGTGTAATCATCTGTGACTGTAGATGCAACTTCTACAATGTAGGCTGTAGTCGTTTCTGTCGCCGTAATGGTGAACTTATGACTACCGCCACCGCCTGAGTCGATGTGAAATTCATACGTTAAAGCGTACTGGTCTGTCGGATAATCTGTAACAAGGTCTGGACGCTGCCAAACCCAACGATCACCAACAACTAAAGTCTCAGGTTCTTGGCTTGGGTAATTTGCACTATCAAAAAGGTTAGCCATTCTACCGCCATGCGTTAGTGTAATTTTGTCGCGGCCTTCTCTGCATTGGTCGCCTCTTAACGACTATTGATTCAGGCTCGGCTATTTCAACCACTTCTGGTTTTTCCGATTTTGCCTGAATTCTAGCAGCAATGCTATTGACATTAAGATTGATTATACTATAAGCAGCCCAACTGTACACCATGCAATCAAGAGCTTCATTCCTTGCGCGGATCTTTTGGAATACCCTTTTCTTAAACCCTCGCACAAACTTGGTAACGATCTTCTCAGCCGTTAGTTGTCGGAAGTATTCGTCATTTAAGACGTTAGAAAAGTGTATATACCCAGCGCCTTCCTCTTGTATTCTTAGCCTGGCAAAGATCAAATCCTTCGCAGTATCAACTCCGACTGGGAACAGTCTGCATTTTACTGAATTATTCTTAGACGGCTTACCAGCAATCGGTCTACCTTCACCACCGACACCTTTAATTGCAAATACTCTGCGATTGAAGTTCCTGTTAGCGTATTGATAGACAGTATTGGTGAAGTGACCACCAGAATCTATTGCTGTCGCTCTAACCGCTAATTCTCTACCGTCTTCAGTCTCGAATGTACGCGCAATCTGAGAATCTAGCGCAGTCCAAAGCTGTGGCGTAGAAGGATCGCCATACATAACCTGATGATCTATGACCCAAGACTCATCATCAATTCCAATTCCTAGAAAGGTTATTTCTAATCTATCGTCCTGAACGTCTGCCCCAGCGACAATCATTACAACGCCTTCAGGAACGTCTTTGTATTCTTCTCTCCGCTGCATTAAGTTTAGCTCATCGACACTCTCGCCTTCATCCTCGAATACAGAACCAAGATAAGTGTTAACCCATACCTTTAGCTGCTCGGGATTCTTCTTAACTGACAAGAATTCACGGACTCCATCCGCCAAAGGTGTCCACGGAGAATATAATCCAGAGATCTTAAAACCAGCAATTCCCTTGAATTCTTCGCCAGCAACCCACCGACCATTGCGAACAGACCACCTTCTATCAGCATCAGACCATAGAACCCCACAAGATTCACATAAATATCCTGCTGTATCTGGATCATCATCCTGCCACTTTACATTGGCCCACGCTAAGGTTTGCTCATGGTCGCAATGCTTACACGGGATATAATACTCACGCTGATCTGATTTCTCGAAAGCGTCTTCTATCCTAGAAACGCCTTTAATCGTCGGAGTGCTTACCGCGATGACCTTGGAGTTATGAAAGGTAGACGTTCTCTTACGAGCTAGTGAAAGTGGATCACCCTCACTTCCTGCCGAAGCTGGGAATCGATCAACCTCATCTGCGAGTATTATTCTGATCGGTCTTGACGCTAATCCTGCTGGGCTATTAGCACCTACCAGAGACAGACTGCCGCCAGCAAAGATCTTGTGCAAAGTCGTGTTATTAGAGTCTCTAGCGCGAGGATCTTTGACCTTACCAGCAAGACAAGGTGTAGCTCTGAGAAGTCCGTTAGCGATTCGATCCTTTGAGAACGACTGAGCCATAGACTCTGTAGGCTGTAGCATCAGGATTGGGCATGGATCGTGATCAATGTGGAAACCAATAATATTAAGCAAGGCTTCAGACTTGCCCAACTGAGCGCCAGCCATAA